CGTGCTGATGCTCGTGCTGCTGCTCGACCTGGCGGGCGGCACCGCGTTCGCGCAGAGCCACATCCCCGGCCCGCGCGGGCCGATCGGGCCGCCGGGGCCGGTCGGGCCGCAGGGCCCGCCGGGCCCGCCGGGCAACAGCAGCGGCCTGGCGCTCGAGACGTTCGGCGGCGCGGGCGACGGGTCGACCGACAACAGCGTGGCCTTCGCGGCCGCGATCAACGCGCTGTCGTTCGGCGGCTCGACCGTCCAGGGCGGCGGCTGCATCCTGCTGGGGCCGGGCAAGTTCAAGATCTCGACCTCGATCGACATGACCGGCAAGAACGGTCTGTGCATCCGTGGCCAGGGCATGCAGGCGACGCAGATCGTGCCGGCCGGCAACTTTCCGGCCTTCGTCGCCCACGGCACCTACGCCAACCCCACCTCGAAGATCTCGATAGCAGATCTCTGGATCAACTACGGCGCCGGCGCCTCGATCAACGGCATGATCTCGGGCACGACGCTGACGGTGAACCGCGTCACCGCCGGCACGGTGGCGGTCGGCCAGATCATCGCCGGCGGCGGCGTGAAGGCCAGCACCACCATCGTCTCGGGCAGCGGCGCCACCTGGACGGTCAGCACGTCGCAGACGCTCGTCTCGTCCGACCTGACCCTCATCCAGCCCAACGCGCACGCGGTCGAGTGGCACTACGTCAACACCGGCACCGTCGAGAACGTGTTCGTGACCGGCGCGTCGCGCGCCTTCGACATCGACGGGGCGTGGCAGGTCCGGCTGACCGGCAACCGCACCGACGGCAACCCCGGCAACGGCGCCGACCAGTCCGATGTCGGCCTCTACATGCGCATCCCGTCGGACGCGGCGGACACGATCCACAACAACGGGGTGATCGCCACCAACAACATCTTCCAGTCGTTCAACTCCTACGGCCTTCGGGCGCTGCAGTATGCCGGCTCGGTGTTCACCTCGAACCAGTACATGGGCGGCGCGATCCCGGTCTATCTGTGCGATCCGGGCACCGCGACCTATCCCAACGGTGACCCTGTTCTTTGCGAGTTCGGCTTCTTCAACGGCGACCAGGTCGACTCGCCCTCGAGCTACGGCTGGTACATCAAGAAGGGCCTCGCTTCGGCGCTCGGCAGCGGCATGACGTTCACCCAGCTGTGGGCCGGCAACACCGTCGGCGCGGCGGTGTACGTCGACGGCGGCAGTGGCCTCTCGTTCAACGGCGCCGACATCGAGAGCACCGACGTCGCGGTCGACCTCGAGAACAGCACCAACATCACCCTGAGCGGCTACCTTAATAACTACAATCGCAACAACAACGGCTCGCCCGCGGTCAAGCTCAACAACACGACTGGCTCGGTGGTGGCGAACGTCGTCACGACCAGCGGCCATCCGGTAGGCACCGGCGGCGTCGTCGAAAGCGGCACGTCGAGCGGCAACAGTTACAACGCGAATGGAACGTTAAAAGAGAGCGGAGCCATACTAACTCCACCCGCTGGGCTTAACACCGCTCTTTCGGCCACGCAGATACTTTCAGGTAGTGGTGCGAGCGGCTTTGCGGCCAATCCGTTCACCATCTCGGCCGATACGGCGGACGCTAGCAGCGGCTTTTTGAATGGCTGGCAGTTTGTCCACTACTTCGGCGGCTCGTCCGTAAAGGGAGGCCGCGAGACCTTAGCCAGCTATACCTATTTCAACGGGGCTACAAACGCCTCGAACGCCAACAGGAATTACGTTGGATACGCTCCAACTGTTGTCGCCCAGACCGGCGACGGGGGCACCGATACAGCCTCGGGAGCCAAGGGCGCATTCTTTGCTTTTGGCGGGCAGACGATCGCCTGCGGCACCGACACCTCGGCGTCGATCTGTCCGGCTGGCGCGGCCACGAACATCAACAACCTGACTTACATGGAGGTAAACGTCGGGGCGTTTGCTGGATCATCCGTCCGCTATAAGTCGGGCATCCAGATCGCCAATCTCTCACTTGATGCTGTGCAGGGCAGCCAGTACGACGCAGCCCTTTCCATCTCGACGCAATCCAACCTTGTGGGCTGGAAGAATGGGATATTGTTCTCTCAGGCCAACGGCTATGCGCCAATCGCGTCGTCAGGAACCTTGATCGCCACACAGGACAGCGGCTCGATTGCCAACGTCATTGATGTCAGCAGCTACTCTGTAAGCGACGCGCTCCTCAAGGCCACCAACATCTACCTTCACGCGGCGGGCTATCTCGAAACGAAAACGTCGGGAGTGGTGAACACCAGCTTGGGCGGGGACGCCAATGGTGTTTTGTTGGTGGGTCCGCAAAGCGGCGGAGCCGGCACCAAGGCGCCCTTTATTGATTTTCATACGGGAAGCGCCTCAGTTGACGCACGAATTCAAGCTGACGCGGCTAACCAGCTCAGTTTGACCGTTGGAGGAACCCTAGTCTCCCGCTGGACGTCCACTGGAATGGTTGTGCCGGCGACGTTCTCGTTCACCGGCTCCGGCAGCTTCACCAACACGACCACGCTGTCCGGCCTCAGTCAATTCGGCACCGGCTCAACCGGTTCCGGCGGTAGCACCTACATGCAGGTCAGTCGCTCGGCCGACACGAACGGTAACACGCTGATCGACAGTTTCATTGCAGGCGGTGGCACCAACACGCTTTCGCTCAACACACTGTTCAACAACCCGATCGCGACGGGCACTGGCCTCTTCACGGCCGGCGGCAACCTGACGGCCGTCGGCACCGTGCGCGCCAACGCTGGCTTCTCGGCGAATGGCACGGCGGGAGCTTCGGCCACTGTCACCGTGCGCGACAGCGCGGGGACCGGCACCTGCAACCTCGTCTTCACCTCCGGCCTCTACACGAGCACGACCTGCTGATGTTCCCGATCATCTCCAACCGCCAGTACCAGCTGGACCGCATCCGCCACGAGAAGAAGTGCGGCCTCGGCATGGCGCTGATCGTGCTGACGCTGATCACGACGTCCGCCCAGGCGCAGCCAGCGCCGGTCGATGCCGCCCTGCCGCGATCCGCGCCGGTCAGCGTCGAGTACTACCAGCGGCGCATCATGCAGACCGATCTGCTGGCCGCGCGCCTGATGGCCGAGAACGCGCAGCTGCATGAAAAGGTCCAGGCGCTCGAAACCCAGCTCAAGGCGGTGAAGGGCGACAAGGCGCCGGCGCCCCCTGTAGCGGTGGCGCCATGACCGCCTACTGCACCAAGGCCGACATGCTGGCGCGGTTCGACCCGCGCACGCTGGTCCAGCTGACCGATCGGCCGGCCGACGACACAGTGCCGCCGGCGACGGCGATCACCGACAGCGTGCTCGACCAGGCGATCGCCGACGCGAGCGCGCTGATCGACAGCTACCTCGCGGTGATCGCCACGCTGCCGCTGCCGTCGGTGCCCGCGGTGCTGACGGCGATGGCCTGTAACCTGGTGCTGGCCGCGCTCTATCGCGACGCCATGCCCGACCATGTGGCGATGCTGCGCAAGAACGCCATCACCTGGCTCGAGGGCGTGCGCGACAACAAGATCCGGCTGTTCACCGACGGCACGACGACGGAAGGCGAGGGCGCGGGCCTGCCCGAGATCGACTACCCCGCGCGCCAGTTCGACAGCTGCAAGCTGCGGGACGTGCTCTGATGATCACGCTCCAGGTCGACCGCGCCCAGCTCGGCCGCGCCGCCGGCGGCCTCGAGCGGCTGTCGCGCGTGCTGGGCGACCTGTGGTCGACGATGGACAAGATCGGCGCCTACCTGGTGTCGAGTGTGCAGCGCCGCTTCCAGGCCGGCGTGGCGCCGGACGGCTCGCCGTGGGTGCCGTCGATCCGCGCCGCGACGCAGGGCGGCAAGACGATGATGCTGTCGGGCCAGCTCGCGGCGTCGCTCGCGCACGAGGCGGGCCGCGACCAGGTCGAGGTCGGCAGCAACAAGGTCTACGCCGGCATCCACCAGCTGGGCGGCACGATCTTCGCGAAGAACGCGCCCAACCTGCGCTTCCGGATCGGCGAGCGCTGGATCTCCAAGCCGAGCGTCACGATCCCGGCACGGCCCTTCCTGGGCATCGACGAGCGCGACCAGGTCGAGATCGAGGCGATCGTCGACGCGGATCTCGCCGCGGCCGAGGCAGGGCGGCCGTCATGAGCCTCGCCCGCTTCCCCGCCGCGCAATTCGAGGACGGCATGCTCCAGCGCATCAAGGATGCGGTGGCGCAGGGCGTGCTGGGCTACCAGCTGCGCCAGGTCGAGACCTACAAGGGACAGCTCAACGGTGGCCCGAAGCGCGTCGCCGAGCTGATCCGCGAGGTGCCGGCGGTCTGGGTGTGCTTCGAGACCGCGCGCCGCGACGATGCCAGCGACCTGTGGCTCGGCACCTTCAGCGCGGTGTGCGTGGCGCGCAATGCGCGCAACGAAGCGGCGGCGCGCCGCGGCACGATCGGGCAGGGGGGCAGCGACGTCGGCGCCTACCAGATCGGCAAGGACGTGTGCGGCCTGCTCGAGGAGCAGGCGTTCGGGATCTCCGACGCGCGCGCCATGCGCTGCCTCCAGTTCGACGCGCCGTTCAACGCCGAGTTCGAGCAGACGCGCGCGGCGATCGTCGTGCTGACCTTCCAGGCGGCATGGGATCCCAACGGCTACACCGGCCCCGCCGGCGACACCGCCGCCCAGCTCGAGGGCGAGCCGAACGCCCGGGGCCTGGGCGCGTTCGCGACCTTCAACGTCGACTGGGACATCCCGCCTTTCACCAATCCGACGCCCGCGATCCCGGTGACCGATCCGACGAAGAAGGACGCCACCGACATCGTCACCCTGCCAACGGAGTAAGCCATGGGCATCCGCATCACCGTCAACGAAGGCCATCGCGTCCGCGACGAGCACGGCAACGTCGTCGCCGCACCGATCGAGCGGCCGTCGCGCACGCCCTACTGGGTGCGCCGCGAGCTGGACGGGGAGGTGACGATTGCGGAGCAAGCGTCAGCTCCGCACCCCTCCGATGAAGTGAAGGAGTAAGCCATGCCGGACGGCAGCCAGGTCTATTCGACGATCCCGATCATCCTGCGGGGTGGCGTCTATCTCAACGTCGACAACAGCCAGGCGATTGGCGGCCTGTTCGCCGACCGCTACCGCGTGCTAATGCTGGGGCAGAAGCTCGTCGCCGGCACCGCCGTCGCCGACACGCCGGTGCGCGTGCCGTCGGCGCCGCTCGCCGCGGGCCTGTTCGGCGTCAACTCGATGCTGCACGTCGAGGCCAAGCGCATCTTCGACCAGGCGCCCGGCCTCGAAGTGTGGGCGATCCCGCAGGCCGACAACGGCGCGGGCAACGCGGCGGTCGGCAGCGTGGTGGTGGGCGGCGCGCCGACCGCGTCGGGCACGATCGCCTTCTATGTCGGCGGCGAGCGGGTGACGATCGGCGTGCTGTCCGGCGCCTCGACCACCTCGATCGCCACGGCGATCGCCGCGGCGGTCAACGCCATCGCGACCACGCGCTACGTCACCGCCGCGGTCGACGGCGTCAACCTCAGCAAGGTCAACTTCACTGCCCTGCACAAGGGCCTCTGCTACAACTCGGTCGACCTGCGGCACTCGTACTTCCGCGGCGAGGCGCTGCCGGCCGGCCTCACGCTCGCCTTCACGGCGATGACCGGCGGCACCGGCAACCCCGACATCACCAACGCGATCGCCGCCATGGGCCCGACCCGCTGGGCGAAGATCTGCATGCCCTACACCGACGCGGCCAACCTGACGCTGCTCGAGAACGAACTGCTGCGCCGCTTCGGCGCGACCGTCCAGCTCGAGGGCATCGCGCACTCCTGGGCGACCGACACGCTCTCCAACCTGCTGACGCTCGGCAGCTCGCGCAACTCGCCGTTCATGTCGATCGGCGGCATGAAGGGCGTGCCGGCGCCGGCCTTCGCGCTCGCCGCGCGTTACACCGCTCTGGCGGCCGCCGCCGCTATTGTTGACCCGCCGCGCCAGCTGCGCAGCCTCACCATGGCCAACGAGCTGCCGCCGGTCGAGGCCGACCGCTTCAACGGCGACGAGCGCGAGAACTGCCTGCGCGACGGCATCGCCAGCTTCACGGTCGGCGACGACGGGCTGATCCACCAGGAGCGCGCGGTCACGACCTACGAGACCAACTCGCAGGCCGTGCCCGACGCCAGCTACCGCGACGTCGAGACGATGGAGTGCCTGCACTCGATCCGCGCCGACCTGCGCGGCTTCGTCGCCACCAATTATCCGCGCCACAAGCTGGCCGACGACGGGCCGGGCATCGTCGCCGGGCAGTCGATCATGACCCCGCTCACCATGCGCGGCGTGCTGGCGGCGCGCGGCTACCTGTGGGCGCAGCAGGGCCTGATCGAGGACTACGACGACTTCGTCGCCAACCTCGCCGTCAGCCGCGACCTCAACGACGTCGACCGGCTGAACGCGCTGATCCGGCCGAACGTGATCAACAACTTCCGCACGCTCGCCGCCGAGCTGCAGTTCGTTCTCTAGAAGGAGGCGCCGCATGGCATCCCCCAACCAGATCCTCGGCCGGGTTACCGTCACGGTGAACGGCACCGTGCTTTCCGTGAAGCAGGGCACCACCGAGGTGATGCCGGGTTACGGCGAGCGCGATGTCGTGCTCGGCGAGAACGGCCCGGAAGGCTTCACCGAGAAGGCGGCCGCATCAACGCTCAAATGCACGGTGCTCGCCAAGGCCGGCATGACCGCTGCGAAGCTCTGGGCGATGATCGACCAGCACGTCCAGGTGCAGGGCGACAACGGCCTGCTCTACGACCTCATCCAGTTCACCGTCACCAAGGTCGACGCCATCAAGTCGGGCGAGGGCGGCTGGGCGATCGAGGCCTTCGCGATGCGCACCAACGAGAGCACGTCGTGACGACGAAGTCCTTTCCGCTGTCGCGGCCGATCCAGATCGGACCGCTCACCGTCACGTCGCTCAACCTCGACACGTTCTTCCAGGTCGGTTGGCTGCGCGGCGCGCCGAAGACGCCGGTCTGGTTCATCGGCATCGTCAAGTCGCTGTTCGCCGGCATCGACCTCGCCGCGCCGGAGGCGCGCGAGGCGACCGAGGCGGCGGTCAAGAACATGCTCGCCAACTTCCCGGCGCCGTCCGGCGAGGAAGTTGACGAGGTGATCCCGTGGCTGTTGCACATCGCCGAGAGGGCGCTGGGCCAGCCGTCGGCCGTGGTCGACCAGCTCGGCTTGGGCGACATGCTCAACATCGTCATGCAGCTGCTGCCGGGGATGCTCGCGATCGCAAATTTCCAGACGACCTCGGCGAATGGCGCGGCGATTTCGCCGGGGTCTTTGGATGGAGCGCCGCGGACATAGACGCCCTGTCGCCGGCCGACTTCCTCGCCTGGCGCGCTAACCTCGTGAACTACGCGGAGAGAAACAGACCTCAATGAGCAACATGGTCGTCTCGTTGCTGCTCAAGGTGCGCCAGGACGGCATCGGCGCGCTGAAGGCGGTGCGCGACCAGCTGGGCAGCCTCAACGCGGAGAGGATTGGCCAGGGGCTCGGCGAGATGATGGCGTTCGGCTTCCGCCAGGGGAAGGTCGAGGCCGAGGCGCTGAAGG